TAACTGTAATATGGACCCTAACTCTAACAACTTCGTTGCTAAGAAGATTGGTTCATCAAACGGTGAATACGCATTGATTTCAAGATACATCATGGTTGAGATGTCTGATGAAGCACCAATTGATGCTTTACCATGTGGATTCTATGGTTATACCCAAAGAGAATATGGTTCAGTATTAAACCCTTCACCAGTACCCCAATTCAAAACAAAATATTATTTCCCAGGTGAAACAATCTATAATCCTCCATTTGGTAGTCCTTCTGGTGGTGATAACTCGGTTGAATCTGCTGGTGATGTTGTAAGAAGAAGTTACTTAGGATTCTCTACTGTAATAGGTGTTGACGAATCTTTGTTAACTTATAAAGGTAAACAAAACCCAGCAAACTGGATAGTTTCTCCTGTACCTGTTGAAGGAGCTACGTGGAATTACTTATCAAAAGGTTTCCACATGGACTCAGGAGCAACTGTTGTAACAATTGCTAATTCGTTCCAAACAAGTGGTACACCAGCGTTTGAATGTGGTGTTGCTGATTTCAGATTCGACCCCGAAACTCAAGAAAACCCTTACTACTTTATCTACTCAAGAAAATACACAGTATGTTTCGCTGGCGGTTTTGATGGTTGGGATATCTACAGAGAATATAGAACAAACGCAGATAGATTCCAACTTGGAGCGTCAGGTTACTTAGCAGGTGCTGCGGCATCTACTAGATACCCAACAGCAACAGGTGACGGTCTATTCAAGAGAATTGTGGTTGAAAATAATACACAAGATTTTGCAAACACTGACTACTACGCTTATCTTTTAGGTATTCTATCATTTAGAAACCCTGAAGCTACAAACATCAATGTTTTTGCAACTACAGCAATAGATTATGTTAATAACTCTAACCTTGTAGAAGAAGCAATCGACATGATTCAATTCCAAAGAGCTGACTCAGTTTACATCGCAACAACACCTGACTATCAGATGTTTACACCAGATGGAACTAGTTCATTAGACATTATCTACCCTCAAGAAGCGGTTGATAACTTAGATAATACAGGAATCGACTCTAACTACACAGCTACTTACTACCCATGGATACTTGTAAGAGACACTGTTAACAATACACAAATTTACTTACCACCAACAGGTGAAGTTTGTAGAAACTTAGCGTTAACAGATAACATTTCATTCCCATGGTTCGCATCAGCGGGTTACACAAGAGGTCTTGTTAACTCAATCAAAGCGAGAGTTAAGTTGACTCAAGAAGATAGAGATACTCTTTATCAAGGTAGAATCAACCCAATCGCAACGTTCGCAGATGTCGGTACAGTAATTTGGGGTAACAAAACTCTACAAGTTGCTGACACAGCACTTAACAGAATTAACGTTAGAAGATTGTTATTACAAGCTCGTAAGTTGATTTCAGCAGTAGCGGTTAGATTGTTGTTCGAACAAAACGACCAAGTAGTAAGACAACAGTTCTTGGATAGTGTTAACCCAATCTTAGATTCAATCAGAAGAGATAGAGGTCTTTACGATTTCCGTGTGACTGTATCTTCTTCTCCTGAAGACTTGGATAGAAACACTTTAACAGGTAAGATTTACTTAAAACCAACGAAGGCATTAGAATTCATAGATATTGAGTTCTTCATCACACCTACAGGTGCTTCGTTTGAAAATATCTAATAAAAACGGGGGGACCAAATCCCCCCATTTTTTAGCCAACTATTATGAGAAAAGAATTCACAGAAGGGTTCAAAGATGAGAAAACTCCAGACTTAAAGTATTACGCTTTTGACTGGGACGATAATATTGTACATATGCCGACAAAGATTATTCTTAAAGATAAGGATGGTAATGAGGTTGGTATGTCTACAGAAGATTTTGCTGAGTACAGACACGAAGTAGGTAAAAAAGATTTTGATTATAAAGGTAAAACAATTGTTGGTTTCGCAGAAAATCCTTTCAGAAATTTCAGAACTGAAGGAGACAAGGATTTTTTAATTGACGCAATGCAAGCTAAGAAAGGACCAGCGTTTGATGATTTCAGAGAGGCAATCAATAATGGTTCGATATTCTCAATCATTACAGCCCGTGGTCACAACCCACAAACTTTGAAAGAAGCTGTGTACAATTATATTGTGAACGATTTTGAGGGGATTTCAAAAGACCAACTTATTAAGAATCTAAAAAAATATAGGTCGTTTGTCGGTGAAGATGAAATGTCGGACAAAGAATTAATCGATTCATATTTGTCTTTAAACAAATACCACCCCGTTTCTTTTGGAGACGAAGCGGGTGCAACAAATCCCGAGGAAGCGAAGGTTAGTGCAATGAATGATTTTGTGGATTACATTAAAGGAATGGCTGCTATACTTAATAAAAGAGCCTGGTTAAAAAATGATATAGGAAATAAATTTATACCAACTAAACCACTTATAGGTTTTTCTGATGACGACCCTAAAAACGTAGAAGTAATGAGAAAAGCATTTAAAGATAAACCAGATAATTTAGTAAAAACTTATTCTACTGCTGGAGGAATTAAAAAGGAAGTGCAATAAATGTACTTTTTTTAAAAATTGAAGTAAATAGAAAAATTTTCGATATACCTATATTTATATCATATAAACACTGAAAACAAAAATTTAATAATATGGCTGATTTACTGATGAAAATGCCGATACCTTACGAACCGAAACGTCAGAATCGATTCATCTTAAGGTTTCCTTCAAGTTTGGGGATTAATGAGTGGTTTGTAGAGACCGCGGCAAGACCTTCTATCAAAATCGCAGCAACTGAAATTCAGTTCTTGAATACATCAACTTACGTTGCGGGTAGATTCAATTGGGACCCAATCTCTGTGAAATTTAGAGACCCAATCGGTCCATCAGCGGCTCAAGCTCTAATGGAATGGGTTCGTCTTCACGCTGAATCTGTAACGGGACGTATGGGATATGCTGCGGGTTATAAAAAAGATATCGACCTTGAGATGCTTGACCCAACAGGTGTGGTAGTTGAAAAGTGGATTCTTTATGGAACATTCCTAACTGATGTTAACTTTGGTGCATTAAGTTACGCTACAGACGCACTTGCAGATATCACTTGTAGTTTGAGAATGGACAGATGTGTGTTAGTTTACTAATACTATATACAAAAAATTAAAACCTGTTATATTTAACCGTAAAGACATAAACTTTACGGTTATTTTTTTTATATGGACGAACAATCAAGACAATATGGTCAACAAAATATGACCCTTCCCCACGACATGGTACAGTTACCATCAGAGGGACTTTATTATAAAAACAAAAAGAAAGCGGTCAAGGTGGGATATCTCACTGCGGCGGATGAAAATATTTTAATGGGGGGTGGTGATAACCTCACCTACAATTTATTGAGAAGTAAGTTGTACGAACCAGACATGAAAATTGACGACATGTTGGAAGGAGACGTTGAGGCTATCCTTGTCTTCTTGAGAAACACAGGATTCGGACCTGAAGTTGATATGAATTTGATTGACCCTCAAACAAAAAAATCGTTCAAGGCAACAGTTATTTTGGACCAACTATCAATAGTAAAAGGTCAACTACCTGGTGAAGATGGAACATTCACAACTAAACTTCCAAAGTCGGAAGCAGTTGTTAAGTTAAAACCAATGTCTTATGGGGATATCAATGAAATTCAAAAAATGATTGATTCATATCCACAAGGAAGAACGGCACCAAGAGTAACTTGGAGACTTAATAAAGAAATTGTGGAGGTTAACGGAACAACCGATAAAGCAGAAATTGTTAAATTTGTTGATTCAATGCCAATTGGAGACTCAAAATATATCAGACAATTTATGAATGAAAATGAACCAAGGTTGGATATGACCAGAGAAGTAATAGCCCCGTCAGGAGAAAAACTAACAGTGAATGTTGGTTTCGGGGTTGAATTTTTTCGCCCTTTCTTCTGATTATAGGAAAGGTCAAATAGATGAATTCTACTATCTCAACAGATTATTGGGAATTTCTTGGACAGATTTTGATAAAATGCCCTTGTTTGTGAGAAAATATCTTTTGGATAAGTGGCTTGAAGATAATAAGAAGGACTGAAAAATCAGTCCTTTTGTATTTATATAATATTAAGTTTGTATGGCTGCAGATAATGTAAATTTCGGTTCGGTACCTAGTAGTGATGATATAGGTAGTTTTGGTAAGAATCTTGAAAACCTTCTAAAGATAGGTGTTAAAGATTTTGCAGACGCAATCACAAGACTTACCGATGGTGCAAACACAATCAACAAAACATTCACACAAGGTAGACAAAGAATTGTTGAACTCCAACAATCAATTGCCGATGCGGTTCCTGGCGTAAACAGAGTCGGTGGTAGTTTACAAGACGTTACAAATACAATATCAAAGATTGCTGAAGCCTCAAGAAGAAATGTTGTTGCTAATACACAAGATGTTGAAAAACTTGTCGCAGCTAACAAAGTATTAGGTGAAGACGCTGAAGTTCTAACAAACGCATTTATGGATGTTGGAATGAGCGTTAGTTCAATTGGAAAAAATTTAGAAGAGTCAATTAAGTACGTTCAAAGTATTGGTGGTAACGCAACTGAAGTTGTGAAAACCATGAGAACTAACATGGACCAACTTAATCGTTATCAGTTTGAGGGTGGAGTTCAGGGTCTAACAAAGATGGCGGCACAAGCCTCTATGTTGAGATTCGATATGAATGAGACCTTTCGTTTAGCTGATAAAGTTATGTCTCCTGAAAATGCAATAGAAGTTGCATCCGCATTCCAAAGACTTGGAGTATCTGCAGGAAACTTGGTTGACCCATTCCAATTGATGAATCAATCAATTAATGACCCATCTGGTTTACAAACTAGTTTGGCTCAAGTATCAAAACAGTTTACTTATTTTGATGAGAAAACAAAATCTTTCAAAATTAATCCACAAGGGGTTATGATATTGAAAGAAATGGAAGCCCAAACAGGTGTAAGTGCCAAAGAGTTGAGTAAGATGGGACTAGCCGCAGCAGAACTTGATAAGAGACTTTCTGCTGTAAGTGCCGCAGGACTTAAAGTTGGTAGTGAAGAAGACAAACAATTCTTGGCTAACATTGCCAAAATGGGTGAAGGGGGAGAATATGAAGTTCAAATCAAGGACGAAAGAGGTCAGATGCAGGCAAGAAAATTGTCTGAAATTACCCAAACAGAATTTGATAAGTTAATCAAAGAACAAAAAGAAGGACCACAAACTTTGGAAGAGTTGGCAAGAAGTCAAATGAATCTAACTCAACTAATGGAATCGGACGTATCCGCAATTAGAAACAAAATTGTTGGTGGTGTTGCTTCAGCCGCTCCTGTTGGTAGGAGTATGGAAGGACTTAGGGAAATTACCGATGCGATTGGTGGTGCTTTATCTTCCGCAAAGATGGGTACGACAAAAGATATTAGAGGCGGTGCGGAAAATTTCATATACGGAACAGAACAACTTTTCAAAGATTTATCTGACCCAAGCAAAAACAAATTAGGAACCCTAACAGAATACGCAACAAAATTTGGGGATTCATTAAAATCCATAGGTGTAAACATTATGGATAAGTTGAAAATTGCAACCGAAGATGCCAAAAAAGGAATCAGAGGGGACAATTTGGTTTCAAGAACCACACAGGGATTACTCAGTAAGATACCAACAGGAAGTACAGAAGCGTTAACAACATCAAATCAAACAAGAACTCAACAGGTTGAGCAAGAAGTTAAGTCAGTTGCTCAAAAATATGGG